GATGTTTGCACATTTTGCAAGTAAGCATCACGCAATGCAGGATCAAGCTGCGCTGTTTGTTGACTAGAACCACCAGACATAATTACACCTCCGTAGAAAGCCAATAATGTGTTGGCTTCATGTTAAATTTAGATACAAAAGTTCTTGACCAACCCCTACGTCCTGTCAGGGTGATTTTTTGGCATCCCATGTCTTCAGCGAACTTCTGAATACGGGGGGTGATGGTTTCTAGATCTGCTAGATCACCTGCCGCTAAAAATATGTGCAATACCCTCATTCTTGGGAATATCTGCACTTGAGTGACTACTGCGCTGTTATCACTTGTCCATAATTGCATCGTACTACTGTCAATACAGTCGGCTACATCTTGCATATTATGCGTATTATCGTATTCTAAAGCAGGTTCTAAAATTTTCTCTACTTTTTTAAAATATACAGCCCATAGTGGTAGTTCACCATCTACTTTATATTTCTCGTAGTCAATCATCTCAAACTGCCAGGTTTCCCATCAAATCTGATAACACCAACTCGCCAATCTGTTAAAGCAACAGCTTCAATCTTTACTGCAATCTGTCTACCAGTTAAACGAACTGATGTAGGAGAAGACAAAGTATATGGACCATGTGTATATTTAGTGGTGTTTGGGTAGAATTTAGTACTAAAACTAGCCCTAACATCACCTGCAGTCTTCTCATCAGGAACTAATCCTGTAAGACTCATAACCCTGTCGCCATTACCTAATTCAATTGGTCCTGACTCAGCAAATAGTGTTTGGGAGTCATAGTTGTTGCCAACCTCATGCTCGTAGACATAGCCATCAGCATCAACCAAAATGGGGTTGCTAAAGATGCCTCTGTCTGTACCACACGTACGTATTAACGTACCAATAGCCCAATGATTCTCACGATAGTTATAGGTCACATAGGAGTCATTCTCATTTGATGATTGGCTTGGGTAATACCACCAAATCTCACCAAATGCTGAGTTATGGACGCAATAAATCTTAGATGCTTGGGTAGTGTTCAGATTGCTAAAAACAAAGTCAGAGACATCTGATGGCAAAGGTTTAACAAAGCCATCGTATATCCAGAATCCTGATCCAGACATCCAGATACAGGCATTGTCAGTAGCCGCTACTGATTGTTTAGAAATAACTCCACAACCTGTACCAACACGCTCAAAACTGTAAATAAAGGGTGGGCCAATGTAAGTGGCAGTATGGACATCCACATCAGTAAACAAGATGGTAGTGCCACGAATCCGCTTAGAACACTGCAAAGAGCCAATGGTAGTTAACTCAAAATCACCTGCTTGGTTGGTGGCGGCAGGAGTCCATACAGTATTGTTCTCTTGGTCACACCATTGAACTTTACGAGGATTACCACCTGCACCCAGAGCAAACAAGAATCTCTCTTGAGTAACAATTAAACCAGTGCAACCAGTTGGAGCATTTGTGATGGCGGCAGCGTCATTGGCAACATTTAATTGCCATTCAAGGAGTTTTCCATCCTTAGATGAGCAAGCAACTAAATACTCACCCCATGTATCCATAGACCATGTAGTAGCGGGTGTGACAGATCCTAAGTCAGGTCTAGCAACACCATAGGCAAAACTACCATAAGTGCCATAGCCATAACCAATCTTTTGAACAGCATCTGCATCACCAACAGTAAAACTGGCAGGAGTAATGTCTGTTAAAGTATTACTTTCACTCAGAACATAGAGTTTTGAGTGTGTGCCAATAGCAATTCTTCGGTTATTGGAGTTGTCACGCCAGTTGAGAAGACCTCTAGCTTTACCAGTTAATTGAGTGGTTGTACGCTTTCTCCATCCACCGACAGGGCGAATAGTGCCTTCAAACCAACGAACTAGGTTAGAACTATTCCAACGTCCTTTAGCCTGATACTCTGTACCATTCTTGAATACACCTGGAGGAATTTGGAGCGGAATATAGGCCATACTTTGTCAATCAGGTAGGTTGGAAACAAAGCTCATTGTAGCAATAACGCTAGGAACTGCGGGTCTTGTTGGGCTTGTGCTTGTCCCAAAATGCTCAATATTTACACCAGTATTTTCAGTTCTCCACATAATTTCAATGTAATCATTAGCAGCCATGTCAACAAAGAAATTCAATGCAGCAATAATATGACTAGGATCACCAGAACCTTTTCTCGCTACTAGGTGAAATCTACTGTTTGAGTTGTCAATGTTTGTCCCATTCTTGCGAAACCAAATATCTACATCTTGACCATCATTTGTGGTGTTTTTAAGCTGAATGGAAAACTGTAAATTGTAGAGTCCTGCGTTTGCAACATTTAGTCTTGAACTATTTGATAACGTAACTCCATTAGAGAAATCTGTTGTGTTAAATGTAATTGCATAGGCAACAGTTGTACTAGCGGCAGTTTGGTCTGTAGAGTCTTGAAACGCACCATAAGGAAAGTTGATGTACTTGCCACCAACTCTAGCAGTTAAGGCTTGAACAGCGTTAAGCAACTTAATAAAAAACAACCTCAATGTGCCATTATTCTGGTTTTGTACTTCTTGAGAGTAAGAAGCACCAGAAGTTCCCAAATTAGGAACTGGTGGTACATCTAGTTGTTTCTGACTAGACATTACTTTTTAATCCAAGTTTGCCAAACAGCACCTGCTGCCAAGATCAAACCACCAACCCATAAAACAGGTTGAGCAATAGAAGCTATCCAATTCAAAACCTTGACAGCACCTTTAGCCGCTTCAATAGCGCCTACTAGGTCACTTGTGTTCTTATCAATGGTATCTACTTTGGTTTCAACTGCAAGCAGTCGTTCGTAGATTTGTGAATGGGTAACTTCTTGCATTATTCACTCCGATGGCTCTTTAGGCAGTTGTGCTTCAGCTTGCTCTTTAATCTTAACCATCAATGGGAAGAAGCCACTTTCAGTAGCAGTCTTACCCATTAGGTTTAGCAAGGCATTGATTTCTTCAATGGTTAAATCTAGTTTCATACAGAAGCCGCACGAATTGCTGTTAGGTCTTCTGTTGTCCAGAAGTCTTTAGCCAACATGATCTTGAGGTGCTCTTTGTTGCGAGCCAAACAGTCAGCCCAATCTTCAGCAGTCATGCCTTCTGGCTGTCCTGCGTTAATCAGGTTTACTGAGTCCATTGCGGCACTGTAGTGCTGTGCAATTTGTTCTGCGGTTGGGGTTTGTGTTTCAATAGTCATGATTAAGCTCCTTCGGTTGTTGGTGGAACGTATGGGACGTAAGGCTGTGGAGATGTTTGTGTCCAAGCGTATGTGGCGATGTTGAGGTAATAAGCCTCATCCAGTACCGTAGCGGCTGTTGGGTCGTTGGGTATAAGGACACAACGCCAGTAGGTTGACGAGATAATAACTCCGTCCTTAAGAACATCAGTGGTCTTGCGAACACCAATTTGCCCCGTAGGCATGATATTAAACTCGCTGATGTATGTGACTTCGGTGAATGTTGACATGATTTTTCCTTTGTGCTTGATTACGTTAATCCAACGTGGCTATGATTAAACTTGATATGTGTAAGTAAACTGCAAAGCCCCATCCCCATTTAAGCCTACGTCAGTGGGAGTATTTCCAGAACGGAGATAGTAAATAGCTCCTGAAGTGCTACCGCTAATATCAGAAACTATTTGCCCAGAAAAAGTCATACCTCTTATGTAGCCAAATGATGCGGCAGACCGATAGCCGCTCGTACTATTTACTGCAAATGGGAAACCGCCAATGACAATTGTCCCCGTGAGGGAGCTAGAATTCCAACTAATACCAGTCGTTATGGTTACAAGATTTCCAATCTTTGTGTACAGCGAAGTGGCGCTAACTACTATAGAGCCGCCACTCCCCCCAACAAGTGTTGGTGTCCAAGTCCCCTCCTCATAGTCATCTAGCGTGTTGGCGTTTGATGATGCGTTTTGAGTTGCGGGGAATTCAAGACGACCCGCCTCAAGTCTCATATAGCCGCCACTACCGCCTTGACCCCAGAAGGCGGGGTAGCCATCACCATCAGACAGTACGATGTAGTTGCTTGCTGTGCGAATGTCTACGCTGTTTTGGTTGCCTGTGAAGCAACCGAGGATTGTGTTCTTAGAACCTGTTGTTACAAGCGAACCCGCAGAGCCAGTTGCTCCATTTGTGCCACCAATAAAGGTGTTTTGAATACCAGTTGTGACTCCGTATCCTGCTTGGCTACCGATGAAAGTGTTATACCCATTGGTAGATGTATATCCCGCTTGCAAACCTAAGAATACGTTTTGCGGCCCTGTAGTATTTGTATACCCCGCCTGATAACCTACAGCAGTGTTTGAAGATGCTGTGGTGTTAAAGTTAAGAGCTTGACGACCAATAGCTGTGTTGTTAGAACCAGTGGTAGTACTTGTTAATGCGCCATTACCCACTCCAATGTTGCTACTGCCTGTGGTGTTAGAGCCAAGAGTACCAAGACCTATTGCTGAGTTTTCTGTGCCAGTTGTGTTGGCATACAAAGCTTGAAAACCTACAGCAGTATTGTAGGATGCTGTGGTGTTAAGAGATAAAGCACCAGCACCAATAGCCACATTGTATGCTCCTGTGCTGTTAGTTCCCAGTGTTGATTGATTGCCTGTGTCTGGAGAACCAATTGCGGTGTTGTATGAACCTGTAGTATTACTAAATAAAGAAGTTCTGCCTAAAGCAGTATTGTTAATTCCTGTAGTGTTTGTGTATGCCGCCTGATACCCCACAGCAGTGTTGCTAGAGGCTGTTGTGTTGGTTTGAAGGGATTCGTCGCCAACAGCCGTGTTAAATGAGCCTGTCGTATTTGATCGCAACGAAGAGTAACCAATTCCAGTGTTGCTCGACGATGTCGTGCTGTTGCGCAAAGCATCGGAGCCAACCGCAGTATTTTTAATCCCTGTTGTGTTAGTCGTCAACGCAATATAACCAAGTGCCGTATTGCCAGCCCCAGTGGTATTTGCATACATTGCTTGATAGCCCAAAGCAACCCCGTTAGCCGCTGTATTACTGTACCCAGCTTGATAACCTACAGCAGTATTGTTAGAGGCTGTGGTGTTGTTGTACAAAGAATCTGTACCGAGGGCAGTGTTGTTGGAGCCAGTTGTATTAGCCAATAACGCATTAGTGCCAAAGCCAGCGTTGTAGTTGCCTGTTGTATTTGCTACTAACGTGTAGCCGCCAGCCGCAGAGTTTTGCTGTCCAGTAGTGTTTGCTTTTAAGGCTTCATTACCTATTGCTATTCCGTAATTTCCAGTTGTGTTGGCCGCAAAAGCACTTGCACCCAACGCAGTGTTGTTGGCTTGAGCACCTGCACCACGGCCTACTGTTAGACCTTGAATAGAACCTGCACCAGTTACGCTCAAAGTGCTTGATGCGCTTAGAGTAGTAAAAGCACCAGCAGCTGGTGTTGTAGCGCCCACAGTTCCATTAATATTAAAACTAGTGGCTGTGCCTGTGATGTTTGTGCCAACCAAAGCAGATGGAGTTCCAAGGGCAGGGGTGACTAATGTTGGACTGTTAGATAAAACATTGTTGCCAGTACCTGTACTTGTACCAACACCAGTACCGCCTTTAGTGACTTTGAGCAAAGGACCCGCATCAAATAATGCGTCAATCGTATCTAAGTCAGTATTGATCTTGCCACCCCATGTGTCGGTGGATGCACCAACTTCTGGTTTAGTAAGTCCTAGGTTGGTTGTTGTGGTATCTGCCATTTTTTCACCTCTATGCGGCTATTTGCCAAGTTTCGCTATTATCTGCCACTGCAGTCCAAGATTTACTTGAATCATCAATTGCAGTCCATGTTTCAGATCCATCTGTGATCGGAGTCCAAGTCTCGTCTGTATCGCTAATTGCAGTCCAACTCTCAGATATATCATTCTCTGGCAACCATTTTAAGTTACCAGAAACACTCATGCTAGATGTGCAAGAAATAGTTAAAGAAGCAGTTTGTCTTCTCTGCCCATTGATAACCATACTGCTAGAAGCAACCATCGGGAATTGAGCATTGGCTACTACCTGAGAGCCAACAACCATTGTTGAAGCATCAGCAACAGTCATTGCCGCAAATGCAACTCTGACCCCGTTGACAACCAATGTACTAGCATCGTTTGCCGCTAATGCTCCAATGGCAACTCGCCTAGCCGCAACAGACATACTGCTTGCACTAGAAATACTTGCCGCACCAATTCCAACTCTAATTCCAGAAGCAGACATTGAGCTAGAGCTAGATATAGCTTCAGCCCCAATAGCCACCCGTCTTGCAGATACACTTACAGAACTAGAAGAGCTAATTGCAAAACTAGCAGTCTTTACAGTATTGGCAGTTATTGCTACTGTAGATGTATCAGAAACAGAAAACGCACCTATACAGATGCGTCTTGCCGCCAGTGTCATGGTACTGGTATCACTGATAGAGGCGGCTCCAAGGCTTACGCCATAGGAGTAATTCCCTCCACCATAATAGCCAGAACCATAGGCAGCCATGTTATGTCAAAGTGATAGTCAGGCTAGTTGCGGGAATGCGGAACACATCGCCATCGTTAATTACTCGTGATGTGGTCAAAGGAGCCCATGCAAGCAGATTTCCACCAGTACTAGCATCAAAGATACCTGCCCAACCAACTGTTCCCCAATTGCCACCAGAAGCGGCAGCAAACTCAATTGCGGCAGCGTTACTAAAAGTAGTAGCAGTACCAGAACCTGAGATAGTGCCAGTAACAACACGGGCGTAAGCATTGCCAGAAACTTCAGTACCACCACCTGTATCACTAGGAGCGGCAGTAAACAAACCAACATACCAAGCTGTTGGACGGGTAACTGAACCATTTGTAAACAAATAGGTCAGTACTAGATTTTCTGTGTAATCGCTAAAAGATGACATTTTTTATCCCAAAGAACGGGCTCGAACAAGAGGAGTTGAGGAAACAGATGCCCTTTGATCTGCAATCTCAATGTCGCTTAATGTGTTTGCGTATAGTTGACTCCATGTACCCAGACGCTCATCGTCTTTTAAGTATGGAGTTGCTTCTATCAAAGCACCATACAAGTACAAGTCTGGGGCGTATGCCAATAGCCAGTTGCTTGTGTTTGAATCACTTAGCGCAGCAATCTTAGCATAATATGTCAGTTCACCAGTATATGTTCCATCTGGTGTTGGGATTACTTCTATCTGAGTACCAGTTATTGTGTAATATGCTGGTTTTCCAGAGGCAACATAGTTATTTGCCTTTAAATTATCACCATAAGCTTCAGTTACAAACTCAAGTCTGACAATGGGATTCGTATTTAATTGGAATTCTTTGGCCTGTAACCAATCTGCGGGATAAGCAAAATATTGCGTATCAATGCTTGCAGTAGCCCTTTTAATCATTTGGCGGGTACGCAACTTACGATTAAATTTAGCCTCTGCAAGAGTAATAAAACTAGGAACAATAGAAGTCAGATCATCCCTGTTCAGATAATCTGCTATCGTTGTCTTTAGCCCTGCAAAAGTGTCAAGTGCCATTTTCTACATCCCTACACGCTAGTGTATGCTCATGTTTGTATTCAAACGTCCCGATATGGAAGATCTGCTTTGAAAGATCTTGATCCACATATGTTTTATGCCCATTTTGGGCGGCTCTACGGCAAAACCAGACATCTTCACCAATGTAGTCTTCCGCAGCGGGAACCCAAGGGATAGCAAACCAAGGATATTCCATAGATTTATAGACTTCGGATTTAACGAGCATTACACCCATTCCGCAGTAGTCTACTTCAACAAGCCCTGTTGAATTATCTTCAGTATATACCCGATTGACAAATGTTGCATCCATATCTGGGGTATTTTTTTTCACCGCAATAGGCTCAGTAGGAAATCTACGTTTTGCATAGTTTCCACAGACAATTCCAGTGTCATGTTTCAATAATCGCAAAATGGAGTCCTTTGGGAATCTCATGTCGCTATCTAACCATAATGTGTGCGTACAACCTGCCGCTATAGCGTCCCTAGCAAGGTCCTGACGCTGTGCTGACAATAATGTGCCAGAGCTAGTGTAGATCACTACTTTGTGGTGAGATGTACCTACTGTAAATCCAACCAATCTGGCTAAATCAAAAGCAAATCCAGAGTTAACAAAATCCCGTGTTGGAACCAAAATTCCAATGGTCTTACTATCCATTAAACTTCTCCAGGTCTTGTGCGAAATGCACGATTATCAGGGTCATTGAGCCAACGCTTCATATAAGCTTGGTCATCAAGTTTACCTTCGGCTTTCATTTGATAATACAAAGCCATTGGGATAGATGCCACATGGTGCATATCTCCATTCCAATTAGCCCGTTCATCAAAAGAATTAAATCTCTCTTTATTGGCTTCTACTACTTGTGTAGCATCAATAATTGTTTCAATGGTTGCCTCATCTTTTTCAGCATCGTAATGCCAAAGCTTTTTGGTTCCCATTTCTGAGTTTACGTCAAAGATTTTTGTAGTCATAAAAAAAAGGGTGGGTTATTAGCCCACCCCTTGTATTTCAGATTAGCTCTGAATTGTTGAGTTCAAGTCATAGACAGCGCCATGAGCCTTCTCGTTCTTGATCTTCAAGCCCCACTCGCACAAGAGCATACGCTTCTCAGCATCACCTGTCTTAGCCAGTTCAACTGTCTGGAAGGGACGCAGGAAAGCAACGCTTGCGTACTCAGGATCAAGCACGAAAACATCACGCTCACGTTGGAAGCGGTTGGCAACAATACTCACGTTACCGAAGTCGGAAACATAAATATCTGCGGCCCCGATGATGGTGGAAGGCTTAGGACCAGTCACGTTGAAACGCTGACCAGCAATACCAGCCATCTTAGACAAGTTCTGCTTGTTAACAGGACCAGCCATAACGATAGATGGTGAGCCACCTTCTGTCCAAACCTTCTGAATTACATCTTTCAGCAATGTCTCGCTGAATGAACGCAAGTTAGTGGTTGTAGCATCAGTACGAGCCGCATCAGGAATGGTTGTGTATGAAGGATCACCACCACCAGAACCTTCGTTTGTATTGGTCTTCAAGAAGGCCAACAAAGCGCCAGTCTTACGAGCGGCAGATGTAGAACCAGCGGCAGCGGCTTGGTTAGCCAACATTGTGGCCTCCATGTCACGCTTAATTTCCGCAGATTTTTTAGCCATTTGGTAGCTCAACTCAGAGCGACGACCTGCCTTGTCAACAGCTTCCAAAGTACCAGCAATGATTACATCCTTACGGCTAATCTGGGTGTAGTTGCCCAAACGAACTGTAGCTGTAACTGCTGTGAAAGAGGTGATGTCATCGCCCTCGATCTGTGCATTGGTTGTGACCGCAGCGGCCAAATCATCTGTCTGCCATTCAAAGAAAGTGTTGGTGACGTTCTCACGACCAACATTGCTCATAAATGGAGTCTCTTCTGGAGAGATCTGATAAATAACGTTGGAAAGGTCCTCCCGAACGCCTTTAGCGTCAAATCGGGTATAGGTATTGGTAATAGCAGCCATGATAAATCCTTAAATAAATTTCTCGAAAAGGGATGCGGCATCTCTGACGCTTCCTGTTTGTGCAAGACGCTTTTTTGCGTTATTTATATCACTAGACTTAGAACTTACGCTACCTGTTGAACCTGGAGTTGCCATCTTTGGCGCTTTTTTAATCTTCGCTTGGAATTCTGGACGTTTACTCATCATCTGGTCATACTTCCACGCTTTGTGAAGCGCCAGTAATGCCCGTGAATCTGTAATTGTGTTCAGTTCCTGCTCTGAAAAGCCCAACTGCTGCCCGTACTCCAACAAAGCTTTTCCTTCTGCTTTGGCTTTCTCTGGAGAAGTCCACTCTGGAATTTTCTCTTTCAAAATTGCAGTTTCCTGTGCCAAAACAGTATTGATCTGCTTTTGCATTTCAACTTCTCGCAATTGATTAAGTCGCATCTGCTCTGCTTGGACTGCGAATTTCTGTTGTTGTCTGCGCTGATGTGATGTCCATTGACGGGCATATTCAGTCGGGTCTTCAAGTTCTAAACGATTCCAATCAGGCTCTTGCGGCTCAAACTCTTGCAGTTTTTGCTGTAATTGTCCTAATACCTGTGCGTATGTTTCACGCTCTGCACGTACTTGCTGAAACTCAGACTCCACAAATTTGCGCTCTTCTGCCAGTTTCTGCGTTTTCCGTGTGTAGTCAGCTTCTCGTTGGTAACCTCGGATAAGTTCTTCCTTCGGGACTTCGATTTCTTTGCCATCAACTTTGACGATAAACTTCTCATCCCTTGGGGCTTCTTCCTCGGATTCCTCCTCGTTAGCCTCTACTTCCTCAGAAGATTCCAATGCTTCGTCTTGCGGCTCCGCACCTTCCACTTCCTCAGACTCAGATTCGGATTGCTCCTCCTCTGGTTGCGCCTCTGCACCAGTGTCAACACCCTCTTGAGCGTCTAGCATGGAAGCAAAGCTTTGCGCTGCTTGATTTACTGTAATCGAACCGACTGCTTGTGCGTTATCGGACATATTTACCTCTTAGTTTAACAATCATTCTGCTTTCGGGGGTCTTCCCCGTCTGCGAACAAGGGCAACTTCTGCCATCTTGCCTGTATCCATGACAGAGCGTAACTTAGCTCTTAAGATGTCTATCGTGGTCAAAAGCAAATAAGCTTGCTCTCTGATAGGACCTTCCATCAATTTGGAAGACCTGATCTCACGATAACAGTCATCTTCAATTCGCTTCAACATCTCATTGAGGAGTTCATCCTCAAGAAGTAGTCTGGCTCTGTCTCCTCTTGCGAGGTTAATTTCTAGATCGTCCATTTACATCATCGGTTGGGGCTGTTGAGGGACTTGCGTCTGGCTCATTGCAGCTTGTTGGCGAATTAATTCTCGGTCACGATTCATTGCGGCATCTATTTCCGCACTTTGAATTTGTACACCATATTTCAATTCTAGCTCATATCTACGCAAAATACCATCTTGTTCAATACGATCTCTTTCACGATCATCAGCCATGAGCATTCTTTCACGATCTAACTGTAATTCAGCGGCTTTCTTTTGAATATCAGCTTGAATAGATTGTGCCTGTACTTGAGCCAATATCTCCTCTGGAGTTGGCTTTGGTGCAGGTGGTTCTGGCAACTGGAAATCATTAGGTAGTTGATTAAAGTAATTAGCAGAATCTTTAATTCCTGCCAACTGCAACATCTTGGTTAATGTATTGGTGTACTGTGGTATTGATACAACAGGATTATTAGGACCAGTCTTTTCAATCAACATTTCCTGACGGGCGGCTACCTGATTCAGAATATTAATTCTGTCTTCAATAGTGCCATCACCAACACCAACATTAACGATGACATCCATCTTTGCATCCCATGATCTTGGATCAATAGGAACAAAGGTGTTACGCAAACGCACCATACGGGCACGATCTTGGTTTTCAACAACCAACTTCAAAATGCCAGTAAACAGCTTACGCAAACCAGTTTCAGCAAAGATACGGGCAATCATCTCAATGTGCTGATGAGCGGCATTGACAGTCGCAGAAACAGCGGCTTTGGTGGTGCTTTGGAGAGCATCTGCATCTAACCCTGCGGCAGCTTTAGAAATGCCTGTACGGGTCTGTTTAATGTCATCCAAGTAGTCCAACATCGGGAATGCGGCTTGACCAACAAATGGAGTGGTAAAGGGCTGAACCATACCTGGCGCTCTCATGCGAATAACTGCACCAACTTCGGTGTTCAGGACATCTTCCATGTTGGCCTGACCCTCAACAATCGCTGTACGGGGGTGGATAGATTGTGCCAAGGAGTCTAGGATGCCACGCTGAACATTGGACTTGATTCTCTGGATGTCCATAACGACATCGGCAGGGCACATACCAAAGAATGTGTGTGGCTCTGGATCTGGGCAGAAGTCAGCAAACTGTCGCTCAGAAACGATCTCATTGCGGATAACTTTGTTGCCTGTACCAATAGTACAAATCCTACGCATTTCAGCAATGCCATCGCCATCAAAGTCTACCTTTAAGTAGCCCTCAATGTACATAACACTCTTGCTTGATGGATCACCATTGTTTGCAGTACTGATTACCGCAAATGGGTTGCGAGAAGTGTATTCTTGGTTGTTGTCAAAGTCATTACCATTACCAGATTGCTCAACCATTTCCTCATAGTCATAACCCATAGCGACTAGATCGGAAACAGTCTTCATGGTTCTGTGACCAACAAAAGTAGCATCCTCAATGGATTTAGCTCTGCGGTCAATCAAGAACTCTTCTGGTGGCAAAGCCTCAATCTTGACCTTACCAGATTTGATTCTGCGCTTGATCTCCACATCGTACATCATGGGTGGTGGAGTCATAATGCCTTGAGCTTCATTCATTGGCTCAGTACCAGGCACTGGGTACTCACGCACCGCAGAGATCTCTACATTGGGATCACTGGTCAACATCATCATGCTTTGTTCATCAAGCATAGAGAATGATTCTGCACGAACTTCAACAGACTCATCCCACCAGTACTTCACAATACCGCACTTGCGAACCAAAGCATCTTTAAATGCTGAGTGGAGAATCTTAAAGCCAGGATTATCCCGCTTGAAGATGAAGTCAACATAGTCTGTAGCTTGTTCAGCATTCTGAACATCTTCAGGTCCTTGAGGGGCGAACTCAACCACACGCTCTGGGCCAAAGAAAATACGCATCAGGCTTGGCAAAATGCCCTGTACTGTATCTCGTACATCCATTGATACTACTTGTGAACGACCATCTTCTTCGTCACCAAAGAGATCTCCATAGTAGTACTCAGTTGCTAATGCTCGATTGCCACCAATGTCATCATCAATGAAGGATATTGCATCAGTAATTTCGGCAGAGATAACGCCCTGAAGTTGTTCTTCAGACATTACCTCATCTTCCTCCATTTGGCCTTGGAGGGTTTCTGCCATCAACATTGGGTTTTCTTGCATATTATTTCCTTATCGTGATCCGATATAAGGGAGGATTCCAGAGCCAGTATTCTGTAGTAAAGAAGGGATGCCACCAACGTAATTGTTAGCCATACCACCATATGCCATACCTGCTTGCGGGAGCATGAGAGATTTCTCATCTTCTTTAGGATTAAAAGAGTATTTAAATGCAGAGTTAGCCATATCGCCCATTGTGGCGTTTGGATCTGTGATGCCTTTAAAGGCTTCCATTGTTGGGGCAATTTGTTGGTTAACCATATTGCCAATACTAGAACCAATAGATGCTGGCGCTCCACCGCCCATTACCGCCTGTGCTCCAAGCTCGGTTGCCGCAGCAGTTCCCGCTTCAGTTCCAAAAGAGCCTAGTAAAGATAATAACCATGCTGGCATTTAGTCCTCATCTTTCATTTCGTATTCTGTTTTAGCCATCATCAACATATTTTGCTGATTCTTGGTCATTTTCTTGGTGATAGGTCCACCAGATAACCATGCGGCACAGGTACGCTCACCTGCACATTTAAAATCAAACAACTCACAGTAACCTAGATTAGCCGCACCTTGGACATCTTTGGCATAGCCATCAGTCTCTTCATCAATACCTTTTAGTATGCAGTCTAGCATCTCAGGGGTTTG